TTGGGATGCGCTGAATGGATCGTTTGGTTGTGATGCTATGTCCAAAGTTTTTGCGGCGGACATAAATCGAAAGATTGTTCATGCTGTATTTGGTCATACCCATTACACTTATGACTTCGATGACTTCGATGGCATTAGATTCGTATGTAACCCAAGGGGTTATCATGGCGAAAAGGATATTACTCGCTGGTCATTAGTCCAGATGGACACCGACGATGTGCGAGTAAAAATCGCATAAATCAAGGAGATTTTATGAAGAAAGTAAGCCGCTCTTAACTGGAGGCGGTTTGATCGTCTTTGTGATAAATAAGATATAAGATTAGATCGAAAAATGAGTATTTTTAAAATGGAGATTTTTTAGCATGACATTTGCATCAACGGGAGGAATGAAGGTTCCCACAGGCTCTGGCGTAGGAAAAATGAACTGGAATTCCCCGCCAGTATGGACTACACCAGCCGGTAGTTTGGGCAGCGTGGTAGAAGGTGGCACGATAACTAGTGGCAGCTTTCAGGTAGTGGCAACAGACGTAGACGTTGCTGACACTGTAACATATTCACTAATATCTGGCGAACTACCAAACAGCGTTGCTAGTGGAACAATAACATTTACAGGACAACCCAATAACAATGATACTATTGTTATTAATGGAAACACTTGGACATTTGTGACATCTGGCGCAGCCGGGCTTCAATCAAATATTGGTACTACTTTACAATTAACATTAGACAATTTATCGCTTGGTTTGAACGCTGATGCCACAGCATCTATTGCTTTCGCCGCATATTCAAATAGCGCGACTGTATTTTCAATACATCACAAAACACCAGGAACTGGCGGTAACGGTTTTACAATTGCTGCTGGTACTGATACAGCCGCTGTACAGACTGCTTCCGGTGGTACACTTTCAGGTGGTGGTAGCGGTAGCGCAACATTGAATCCTGCAACTGGTGCTATTACAGGTGGCGCTGTTGTTGTTGGTGAAACAATTGTATTCACGTTCACGATTGAAGCGAATGATGATTTTACTAATGCTCGTGTAGGAATTAATGGCACAAGTCGAGTATTTTCAATTAAAGTTGATGATAATACCGATCCAGTTTGGACTACGCCTACTGGTCAGTTGGCTAATGTAGCCAGCGAGGGCGTTGCAGGGACATCAAATACCATTCTTGCTACCGATTTTGATGGCCAGCCTGCGGCACTTACATATAGTGTGGTATCCGGCGTTCTTCCAGCGGGATTAAGTTTGAACGCTTCTACTGGCGTTATCGATGGAACACCCACCGATGGTTCTTTTGCAAGCGACGAATCAATACCTTTTACTATTCGTGCAACTGATTCTATTAACTTTACAGACCGTGCTTTTTCTGTTGGTGTTAACAGTGCCACATTTGAAGATGGCACCGGGACATCTGATACAGGACGTGCACAAAAAGACGCAACCTTGCTTGCAAATGATTTGAATCTTATTTACGGTGTAGGCACAGGAACAAGCGGATACGGGCAGACACCAGTTACTTTGCCAACTGCTGGTCTTGAAGTGTCTAAAACCGATCTTCTTGCATGGAGAACTGCGGTATCTGATGCTGCGGTGCATCAAGGAACAACCCTTAGTCCGGTACTTCCATTGACAACATTGCTAGATGATCCAAAACCTTGGGATGCTGGAGGATTTTTTGATACACTTCGTCAAAATATAACAACCGGCGCAGCAAACATTACTACAAACAAAAATAACTTTGACGCTGGCGATATGGCTCTTACTCCTAATCCTAATGCGATTAATCAGTCAAGGGTGCCTTCATGGTCGACCCTCGTTCAACATATCTTTACAGTAACATTTGCTGACATGGATCATGCTCGTGCATTCTTTAATGCTGGTGGACAGATTCAAATGGCTGCTGCTAGAGCAGGCGGGGTTCCTACACCACAAGATACAGCATGGACAAACTTGCTTTCTGCTGCCGCAACCACAACGTTTAGTGCTTCGGATTATTTTGCTCTTGCTACATCAGCAACACCAACCACGCTTCATACTTCATCTTCTACTGGAGTATATTCTTCCAATAATTTCTTAATAAGTGTGCAACCGGATAGTATTATTGATGGAACAGGCCGTGGCGGTAAAGGCAGCATCTTGACTTTCCGTATGGTATTCACTGATAGTCACGTGGGCGTTGTTGGTACTCCTACTGGCCAAGACGTTATTCAGGGCACATTGACTACTAGTATTAATATGCGAAATGTCGACGGTGTTCCACTTTCTATTACTGCTCCAACATTTGCTTCAACTACATTGTTGACTGCTGGCAGTTAATAAACACTAATTTCCATTTGAAAAACCGGTTAGAAGAAATTCTAACCGGTTTTTATTTGATAAATACCATATGGTAAAAAAATATTATATGGGAATATCGGCCCTTCATCACGATAGCGCCGCTTGTCTGATAGACGAAGACGGCAACATTATCTGTGCTTCACAGGAAGAACGCAGAACAAAAATCAAGAACGATAAGGTGTGGCCCACAAAAAGTATCGCATGGTGTAAGCAATATGCCAAGATTCATCATATTGATATAAGTGCTCTACAATACGGCTACTATGAAAAACCGTGGTTAAAACTAACTCGCAGAATATATCAAAATCCCAAAAAAATAATACAATACACAAAAGAAGCCTATACAGCCACAAAGAACGCTGGCTTTCTAACGAAAACTATATCACATCACAAGTCACATGCCCTTGCAGGGTGCGCCACAGCCCCGTTTAGTGATGGTGTTTATCTTATTGTTGATGCTATAGGAGAGTGGGACACCACTTCCTGGGGCACCTTTAACCACGCCACAGGCATCATACAGCACGATTCTATAAAATATCCACACAGTATCGGCCTGTTATATTCATCATTCACGCGGTGGCTTGGGTTGAAACCAAACGAGGACGAATACATTGTCATGGGTGCTGCCGCATATGGCAAGCCAAAGTATACCAATGAAATATTTGATAGATTTATAGAAATATTACCTAATAATCAGTTCCGATTGAAGAAAGATATTCACAGAGGCGTGGAACAATATTTGGGCCATACGGTACCAGTAAAAGAATGGTATGATTGGTGTGCCAGTATTCAGTTGGTTTGCGAAAAAGTGATGATTTGCCTTGTGTTAATGCTTCAGGAAAAGTATGGCAGAGGGATGAACTTGGTATTAGGCGGCGGCGTTGCTTTAAATTGCGTTGCCAATAGCGAAATATTAAAGTATCCAGACATCGATATAAATGATATATGGATATTGCCTAGCCCTGGCGATAGCGGAAATGCGCTCGGTGCTGCTGCACACGCCGCAGGACTTACAAAACTCAACTGGGAAAACGCATATTTAGGCGATGATATCGATTTAGAAACCCAGCCAAGCCAAGCATTGATAAGAGATGTGGTAGGAAGATTGGAACGTGGACAGATTATCGGTTGGATACAAGGGCAAGAAGAGTTTGGACCAAGGGCGCTGGGACATAGAACATTGTTGGCCGATCCACGATTCCCCGGGATAAAGGATAAGGTCAACGCAATAAAACGGCGTCAAGAGTTCAGGCCATTTGCGCCCGCCGTTCTTGAAGGAGATGCATTCATGTATTTTTATTTGCCTTGCGAGGATAATCGTTGCCATTATATGCAGTTTACAGCGAAGGTAAAAAATCCCGAATTTTTACCAGCAATCTGCCACGTTGATAATACTTCCAGAGTTCAAACTGTTCCTATTTCAAACGATCCATTCAGTCGGCTATTACAGCACTGGAAACATTCTACTATGTGTTCGGTTCTACTAAACACAAGCCTCAATATAAAAGGGCAGCCACTTATAAGTGACCGCGCAGAGGCCATTAGAATGCTGCTGGATAATCCAATGGATGCTTTGGTGATAGGCAACCGTCTTTATGATAAGGTTGAAAAATCAGGACTCACCGAAGAAGAAGGCGAGATGACAGCAATCGCCGAGTGTATTGACTATAGCGGCGGTGCAGACGGGATGGTTCAAGGGAGGTTCTAATGCATCCTTTTGTGTTCATTCTTAAACTAGCAACATTGAAAAAAATGGCGGAGAAAAAAACCATTCTACGGGGTGCTGCCGTAGAAGGATGTGAACAGTTGTTCATGGGATTCCAGTTGGCTTTTGATAAGAAGCGAACATTTAACGTCAAATCTTGCCCGCTTATTGAAATAGATTCCACAATGTCGCAGCATGAAATAATGCAGACTGGAACCTATACATGGGATATGTTCTTGTTATTGTTGAACTTATTGGAGAAAAATGAACTCGACGATGAAGAAAAAAAGAAACTATTGTTTGAGGCGGCTGAAGAATCTGGAGTGCTTGAATGGAACGCCTTCTATCGCCCAATCATAATGAAGAATTTGAAATGCGGCGTTACGGCAAAAACAATCAACAACATTCTCGACGAGTTCGGCGCGGAAACAATGAAGTATAAAGTGCCAGTATGGAAGATTCAAAAGATAAGTGATAACGGTTTAGACGTAGGCGAGAAATATGTGGAACCATTGTTGCAAGGAATTCGCGCTATCACGGTTATAAACAAAGATACTAAGACCGTAAAAATATTTTCTGACACTGGGCGTGAAATTAAGAAGCCCAAGGTAGATTTGACATTGCTGGATGATTTGATTTATCAAATTCCAGAAAGTATTGTGTTGGACGGTATGATAATCAATCGGGATTATGGAGCAGTCATGACGAATGATATTGACAGCAGCCACTATGCAATCTATGATATAATGCTATTGAGAGACTTTAACCAAAGTTATTGTCCCATGGCATTATCGGAAAGAAAGGAAACACTTAACGATATTAGTTCGGTTCTGAGCGCGGAAACTGATGGGCAAATGTTCGTGCTGCCGTCACTGAAGATTGATTTTAATGCAGAAAACGCCAAAGAAAAGTTAGCTTTCTTCAAAGAAGAAGCCATCGAAGCCGGATATAAAAGCGTAGTAATCAAAGATGCCAAGTCGTTTTATACTTGTGATAAAGATTTATCTTGGTACAAATCAAAAATATAAATTGACTTCGCCTTAATATCAGTATAATATAGCATCAATAAACAACAAATACAGGGAAATAAAATAATGCCTTTAACTTCATTAACACCAGACGACACATCAAAAATCAAGCAGACCGTTGAAGCGGGTGTTCAAGTATTGCGTGAAGTGGATACACTCAAAGAAGACATGAAAATTTATGTCACTGGCCTTGCCGAAGAGCTTGATGTCAAGCCTGCCACTATTTCCAAGGCAATAAAGTTAGCCCACAAGAACGAAAAAGATAATGCCATCCAGCAGGCACAGGAAGAAATGACAGACATTGAAATCATTCTACACGCCGCTGGTAAAATCTAAAATGAAAAAATGTAATTATGCTGACAAATATAAAGCGATATATCCGCCAAAATGTGGCGGAAAAGATGGTCCATGTGAAACATGTACAGAAAAATGGAAGATAAAAAATGGCAACATTCAAAGTTGAACTGTGGCTTGATGGCTATGATTCTGAAGAAGAAATGATTGCTGCCTGTAAAGAGTTTATCTACGATCAGTTAAACTTTGCAGGGTCTGGTGTTTCTATTGAATTAATGGAACCAGAAGATACCTAAATAGTTAGGCGTTGGCTACTACGCTAAAGTAACCATAAAAAATAAAGTCACCCGAGACAAAAGTCGGGACGAGGAATAAAATATGTATACAGAACAACTCTCTATTCTTGTCAACTTTATACAAGAGGCAGGAACTCAAGAAATAAAGAAGCACTTTCTTTACACCAACGCAGATTTATATTACATAAAAAGCAACATCGAATGCGTCAGTGAAATAGTTAGGATTGCAGGCGAAATCAATAAACAAATCCAATCTGTAATAATAGCCGAAGCAATCGAAGAAATATCTTCCGTATGGGAGGTATCAAAATGAGCTACGTTGATGCAATGAAAATCGGAGACACCATCCATATCTCAGAGCGAGATAAAAACGGTATAAGAAAAATCCAACAATTTCCAGCCAAATATACCATGTATATGAAACATTCAACGGGCGATCATTTATCACTATATGGCGACAAACTAATAAAATACGAATATGGTTCCTATAAAGAACACAACACAGAAGTAAAACGGGCACGCCCCGGGTCGTTGTTCGAGCACGACATAAATCCAGTATTCAGATTTCTTGAAGAAAACTATTCTGATGCGGAAGTACCAAATCTTCATGTTGCCTTTTTTGATATTGAAGTGGACTTCAATCCGGCTCAAGGATTTTCTAGTCCAGAAGACCCGTATTGTGAAGTTAACGCCATATCTGTGTATCAATCGTGGACGGGTGAAAATCATACGGT